AGTTCGGGGTTAATGAAAATCGGGAAGATCATTTTTTTAATCAGTGAGGGTTTGCGGCCTCTTTTCTTTTGTGTTGTTTCCATTTTTAGTGGTTTTTAGTGAATAAAAAATAGTGAATAAAAGTAGTACTAATTTAGTAATTAAACAAATAAATTAAGAAGCAAAAGACGCTCCGTTGAAAGTAATAAACCCCTGAATAGTATCCTCTACCTTACGGCTGATACGCTTCATAAATTGAGCGACTGTCTCGTTGTCTTTACTTACTGCTATTAAGTAACGAAGTTTACCTTCTACCAGTTCGCAAAGCATCCGGTTGTTTTTGATTGAGATTTGAATGTTCATTTTGTTTTTTTTATTCAATAATAAATAGTAATAATAATTTTTTTATAGATTAATTAGAATCATCCAATATATCATTTAATGTATCAATTTGATCATCTTGTAGATATATTTTTAATCCATTATCTAACTTAATCCAATTTTCTTTGACATCAATAATTATTTTACCTATTAATGATTCAATGACAGATTCTGTTAATAATTTTTTGTTCATTTTGTTTTATTTTTTAATTAAAAATTTATATTAAAAATTATTATTTATTTTATAGTATTGTTGTAAAAATAATACCTTCCTCTTTACTAAGTTTAGATAAATACTTTATATTAAATTCGCAATTTTGAACTCTAAATTCTTTGCCATCTAAATTAAAAAAATAATTAGTAACTACATTCTCATTATTATTTATATATACCTTAATAAATCCACGATTAATAAATGATTCAGGATAAAGAATAGTATCAAGTACTCTTAATCCATTAGGTAAAGTATATACTACAAATAAATTATCTTCGTAAAATTTATTTTCACTTTTATTACACTCATAATACTCAACATCATAATACTTGTCATAATTATTAACGATTATTTCCCATTGAGCATAATTATATTTTCTTTTACTGTGTGATAATGTTTGGTGCTTTGTTAATTTGTTCAGTTTCATTTTGTTTTGTTTTGTTTCCACAAATATACAACTACTTTATTTAATTAAACAAATATTTTTTACCATTTTAACATATATTTTTTATCATAATAAATAGCATAAAAAAAGCCAACGTAGAAACGTCAGCCGTGTTATTCCTAATACCTATAAGCAAATGTAAGTGAATCTGTACATAAATCTGTACATAAATACTAATAAAAAAGCCGAGATGGAAATCCCGGCTCACAATGCTCAAAAACAAAATCAAAAACAAAACTTGAACAAAATCAAACAAAACACATACTAAAACAAAACATAAACAAAACAAAGTTAGTCATTCTCACTCTCGTCTGTTTCAAAAAGTTCTTCGTAATATTCACTAATACACACATCAATAATTTTAAGGCATTTTCTCCTGATACGCTTTACCCTCTGCTCGTCTGCCTTACTCATTATTGCCGTGTCTATTTCTCCCATCGTAGAGTAAGCCATACACGCTCCGTTAATATAGTCAACCGTAGACGTAAACTCTACCGCCATATCTTCTAAATTATCCAACTCTTCAACCTCTTTTGTTTCTTTGTTTTCCATTTAGTAAAGTTTGCCGTTAATGATCTGAAAGTTCTTTACGGTGTAATCTCCATTCTTTTCAATAACAATGTGAGCGAAGCCGTGTTGGCTGTTACTAACTAAAGGTGAGTAATTAGGTCGTAGTTCACACAGACACCCAGTGCTCCAGCAACTAACTACTTTGCCATCAAGGTTAACCTCGGGATGATGCGATGCTCTGTGCAAATGACCGACAATAACGCTCTGCTTAGCTTTCATCCACGCACCCCTTGCCGGGTTGACTGGACTAAATACACCCTTGAAAATATGGTGACCGTGTGTTATGCTCAGCTTACCTGCCTTGACAAGCGTCTTGTCATCCAATAACTTTACCTTAACCTCGTTTAATCTTAACCGCTCCTCTAAGTGAAAGTAATCGTCATCCCATATCTCACGGACTTTCATAAACAAAAACTTCTCCCACCGGATACAGTGGTTACCTTTCAACCAGTAAATACTTGCCTCAGGAAACGATTTTCTTAGTGATTGTAGAAACTGAATAGTAGCGTCGAACTCTTGCTTAACTGACCGCTTGCGAGGGTCTGACTCAAATTTACTGACCTGATGGTTGTCGATTAAATCTCCATTAATAAAAATAGTATTTACATTATTGGCCTTGCCGTAATCAAGTGCTATTGTTACTGCGTTAATATCGTGGTAAGGAATATGTAAGTCAGAGATTAAAAGAATGTTATTGCAGGCCGTAGGCAGCTTAAATGGAGGTCTTTCGTCTTGATGGCTCTCCGGTAGGTTGTATGGGTTTCTCGGCTTGTCCTCTGTCCTATGAAACTCCTTGTTTACTTTGTAAATGTGTTCTTTACCTTGTTTACCTTGTACTCGTCTGATACCTGCTCTGACAGTATCAACGGTCGTAAATACAAGCGGATTCTCTTTATAGATTATCCGTGCAAGTTTCAGGTTTGGGTAGTCAGGATATTTCCTAACATATTCCCTTAATATATCTGATTTGTTCATACGTCTTTTGAAAAGTAAAGGTCTGCCTCCGCTTTGCGTCTGCGTGTCAATCCTTTCAACGGAGTAAGTACACCATTTACCCTTGCCTTATTCCACTTCATAAACTCGTCTCTTATTGTCGGGTCGTTAGGGTTTGCCCTTACTTTACGATAAAGCGTACTGGCCTCTAACGCTCCCTGCCCTACGTTATAGCAAAAAGATACTAAAGCGTCGTATTGATTTTGATTAACTACGGCTTTAATAAACTTTGCTTTATTCTCGACCTCAAACATTAATTCATCCTCTGCTGCCTCCTTTGTTATTGTTTCTCCGGCTGCTACTTTTTTGCCGTTCTTATACCTAATTGTTCCCCAACCGATTGTCCATACATTTGCCGGACACCGATAACTTTTAGGAAAAAACCCTTCAAAATGTTTAATTAAATCAAGGCATTTTTTACTTGGTTTCATAGGTATATTTTTTATTTATTTTTTATTTATTTTTTGCGAGTTAATAAGTGCAACAATATAGAAACGGAGAACGCTATCAGAACGAATATAAGCCACTTCATTGACCTCTGATACTTTACTTGGTAATCATTCGACTTGTCCTCTAAGTTGGAAATTTGGGCACGTAATAAGGTTATGCCTGCACTGTCCTTAATCAGCTTAGTAGTTACCACCACTGGCGGCTTCTCGTCGATTAATTGTTGCAGTTTAATTATTATGTTTTTTTGTGCTTGCAGTTGGCTCTGTAAGGTTGGCAAGTCCTCGCACGTGTACACGGTTTTCATAACGACCGTATCTCTTACCCTTAATAGTTTTGTTACCGAGTCAACCTTTAACCTCCACTCAGTTACTTTAACAGTATCAACCCTCGTTTCCTCAACGCAGGGATACCACTCAGACGTTTTTTTAGCCACGCTCAGAGGGTAGTTGAGTTGTGCCTTTGTGAGTTGCTTCTCGGCTTTCTTTTGTGTGTAGCAACTGCTCAATAAAACTAATAGTAATAGATATCGCATAAATACTTATATTTGTACTGCGATGTAAGAAAGGTTAAGTTTTCAAGCCGGTGTTTCTACACTGGCTTTTTTTGTCCTATTATCTGACCGTTCTCGTCTGTCAATAGTTGCTTGATAATATACCCAACGCCTGAACAAAGCGAAGCTACTCCGATAGTATGCCAGTCGAACTTTATACTCCCTGCTTCAAGGCAAGTGTAAATCATTGTAATAGTGGTAGTCAGCATACTAACTAACAAACCCTTTAAGAAATCATAAGCCGATAAACTGCCGATTTTGGTATTCATATTCTTTATATTCTTTCAAGTTTTTGTATTCTCTCCTCGTGATTGTCAACCTCCAAACGTAGTGCCTCAATGTCTTTCTTTTTTTCCATATCCTTAATAAGTATATCCTGCATCTTTTTCTCGATACAGTCCATCTTGTCAACAATACGCTTAGCGAAGTAAGTCAACAAGGTAATTAAGATACCTATTAAATAGTTTGTAAGTACGGCTGACTCCATTTTTTTTATTATTAAAAATTTACACAAAAATTAAATCGAGTGAATTTGCTACATAATTCCAAATAACATCATCGCTTGCACCCCATTGCTGAACAATGTCAGAAGGCACATTTATATTTCCTGTAAAATAATTAACAGCACTTTCCGGCATGGTGATAACCGTACCATCTTCCAAAGTTGTAGTTCCTGAACTTTCCATACCAACCAAAGAATAAGTAACAGTACCGCCTCCATTATTAAAATGATAATCAAAAAAATTGTTCAATGAAAGTATAGTCGCTGTTTTACTTCCCGATGCAGTCCAAATTATTTTTGGTTGTATTTTTTTAGTATTCATAATTTTTGTTTTTTAATTATTTAATAAATGTACACAGCCCACATAGTATTATTTACACTTGTCGCACTCATTGCTTGCGGTGTTGGCAATGATGTTTGAGCATTTAATGTTGAAGATAATTTATTGCCATTTGTAAAATCTAATAGCGGAAGATTGTTTCCTGATGAAGGCTGTGAAACAGAGATTGTTGGAGCAGTTGTTTGTGATCCCGAATAAAGTACACCAATGTAGTAAACCCCTGCTGCTGCTGAATATGTTGACGAAAATGGTTTTGTCTGCCAAGTATTTGCAGTTCCTTTCCAAAAATTACCATCATTTGTAGTAGATGCTTGTAATGTTAATGTACCACTACTTACAGAATATAATCCGACACCATTGTAATTAGTTGCACTATAAACACCTTGTACCCCTTGCATAAATTTTACCCCTGTAACTGTTGTAGTAATTGGAATATAAACAGGAAATAAATATAAAACACCACTACTTAGTGCTGTTGTAGCTGTTGGCTTAAAATCGGAAGCCGTTAATGTTACCCCTTTAATTGTAGAGCCTAATAATTGATACGCTGTTAATACGTTTTGATTCATTAATGTTGTCCAATCTGCACTTGACAAAGCACCTCTATTTGTTCCGCTTGCAGTAGGTAAATTAAATGTATGCGTTGATGTAGTTGATGATATATTGAAATCCGATCCGGATGTTCCGGTTGCAAATGTTTGTGTATTAGCAGTTAATCCATTCAAAGAACTAACCGCATTCACTGGTTTATTTTTCCATAACTGTGTGCTCGATTCATACATTAAGACATCATTGTTTGCTACACCATTAACACTCACGTTATGCAGTTCTCCGAGTTCGTATCCGTTCTGTACCTTAATGTATGCAAGTCCGTTTCCATTATTAGCACGCTCGACCACACCTAAAAATACTTGGTGATACGGAGCAGTTGGTTTGGTCTTTGTAAACTGACCATCAACGGAATCGAGCCAAAGAATATCACCCTCAGAAAAACTACCTAAGTTTAATTTATCAATCTGTCCCTGCGTTACGATAACACCAGTATCTCCGGCAGCAATGTTATTCTTTACTACTCCAAAGGTCTTTGAACTTGTGCTATCTTGTTTATTGTTGGCACGCTTCACAGATGCTACGTTACCGGTTGAGCCGTAGATATAAACCACCTCTCCTCTGTTAAGTGTAGTAGCTTCGCTGTTTCTTACTCTTGCCAAAAGCACTCCGGCAGTATCGTAAACACTACCCAAACCAGTAGTAACATTCACACCTCTGACATCACGCAAAGTAGCGAGCGTGTCTTTTACTGGATCATTAACGGGCAACATCAATGAATCGTAATATGTCATTGGGAATATACCGTATATATTTTGAGAGCTTCCAGATAAATTACCTAATGTAAAATGATTAACAGAATAGCCTATACTTATGTCGTTAATTAAATCAGCTGATAATACTTGGCTAGCATCTATTCTAGTAGAATTATTATCAGATAAAAATTCCCCTACATTAAAAGCAGCTGCTGTTATTTCATTAGTTGTAGTCGCTCCGGCATCTGTTACTTGCTGTAAGTTCGGAGTAGTGAAAGTACCTACCGAGTCCTTAAACTGATAGTACCACGTGCCGTTGATCTTGGCAAAAACAGAATCAGTAGACCGCTTGATACTATCTATTTTAGTGTTAATTCTATTGCTTAAACTTGTCGTATCTGCACCTCCGCTAACTTGCGACCACGTCTGCGTCTTGGGATTGTACGTGTAGAATCTATTATTACAACTATCAAAAGCAATGGCAGCTTTTTTAGTAGGCAGCACCACACTCTTTAACGTAGGCACTCCGCACACGGTAGGAATCTGTAACGTACTGTCAAAATTCATACGCTTAGTTTCATACCCGTACTGAGTCATAACTTGATAAACCTGACCTTTAACAGACACACTGATAAACACCAACAAAAATAATAACAGTTTTTTCATTTCTCTATTTTATGTTACTGGATAATCGCAAGCACCGTAGTTACTAATCACATTAGCATTGACCGTAAACGTAATGCCTGAGATATAATCTTCGAATTTCTCGCTTAAAGCATTCCACGTTATTTGGTTGTCAACAATATACTCGGAATCGCCACGCTTCAACCAACTAACTACGTCGTTAGATATTTGATGCATATCACTTACTACGTCTGTCTCAAACTCGCCTTCTGCACCGCTCTTGTCTAAAAACCAAAAATTAATACTATAATTCAATGACCTATTTGTACCAAAGAACCCAGTGTTAATAGTAAAGCAAGCTACCGGATACTCCGGCTGCTGCTCCCTATTTAACCACTCTAACGGACTGTTGAACATTACGGTCTTTATCATTGGATGGGCTTCCAACTTTGCCGTTATGTCCTGCACTATCTCTTTGTAAGTCATTATTAAATTTTTCTTTTACCTTGTCGATGTAGATTTTTTTGTACCCTTTAGACATATAAAAAAGTAAATAATTCGCCTGCTTCGGTAACGTCGCCAGTGGGCAAGGTTACGGTAGTTCCTACTATTTGAATTTTGTTTGTGTCAGCCGTAGCCGTTGTAGTTACGACCTTTGTCAGTCCTGACCTTGTTACAGACAGTACAACCTTATTTTGAATAGCCGCAATAGTAAACGTACTAAGTCCGGCAGTGGCCGTGTAGTATTCGATTTTTGGATTCTTATACCCACTCGCACTGTTAACATATCTCGGGTTTTTAGGAGCGATAGCATCCCCTAAATAAATAGGACAAGTATACGCTTTGTCCTCCGGTAACACCACATCCCAACCGCTACCAGTGTTTATGTACTCGTAAAAGTTAGCGTAGTTCTCTTGGAGGTATCTAATCATTCGAGTGTTGTAATACTCAGCCATTGATTTATACTTGGACTCTAAAAGTTCTAAATCTGACCTACTCGGAGTATTGCTCTCCTCTGCTGTCTTTTGCAGAAACCCCTTACTGAATAACTGGTAACCCATAACCATAGGTAACATAGCCATAGTATACCATATCAAAGCGTCTGTTAAATAGTCATCGATTAACTCTTTCTCGTTAACAGTTAAGTTGTCAATATCAATAGCCGTTTGTAATCTATTGTAAAGCGTTGAACCAAGCACCGGCATTATGTACATATCCTGAGCGACCTTAATCATAGGAAATAACTGCTTGCCGTCTATGGCATTGCTCGCACCAGTCCTGTCCTTAAAGGTTTGCTCAGTAATAAAAAGTATATTCTTGCTCATTAATTTTTCTTTTTTACTATTTGTGAAACCCATCGATGACGGCACTCAGGACTACGTGTACCGTCTGACTCAGTATACCAACCTCCTTTCCTATCAAAAACAGAGTAACCTAACCGCTCGGAAATTTGCTCTATTTGTGCCCTGCTCCATATCCTCGTCTTACTTAACTGTATCATTTTTTGGCAGAAAGGTCTTGAAGTAGATAAGTCAGCGTCGCTAAATCCCGGCTTCCACTCATAAGAATAACGTATAAATAACTGGCTTACCTTAGAATCTTTACCTTGTAAATCTCTTAAAGGTTTCAGTAATCTTCTTTCTATCTGCTGATCCGGCCCAACTTTAACGGCTTTTTCTGACAGAATTTTACTATCTACTAAATCAGCAATAGCTTCGTTAACTACGTCTACGCTTTGCTCCAATGTCCTTGCTATTACTTGAGGAGTAATTCTCTTATCCTTTTCGATAAGTCCTAAGATATTAGCTTGCAGTTGATTTAGTTCTGTTTGGTCTGCGAAAAAATCTCTCGCTTTGCGTGTACTCAGAATAACGTACTGTTCTTTATTGTCTCCAGTATTGGCAAACTCCTGAACTAACCGCTCGTCTTTATCCTCGCTAAACTTTTGTATCTCGTCATCGGTTAAAGGATTGTCATCAATACCTAAGAAAGCGTTAACATCGGAATCACTCAAACCAAAGCCGTTACGAAGCATCAAAGCTGCCTGCTCTTTTGTTAGCTTGCCGTTGCCGTAGTTTCTGACTATTCTCATTATATTCTGATACTGCCGACCGCTCAGATTCTTAATAGCGTCGTTTTGCAGCTTCTCATTATTTTCTATAATTGCGTTAACGTCTACAGACCCGTCAGCCGTAGCTTGTCCGTTTAACGGCTCTCTGCCCATTAACTCACGAATCTCGTCTTTTGTCAAGTTCTGAGCCATAATGCCCTCTGTAAATTCAAACTTCAACGGCTCTACCGGCTGAATCTTAAACTCGCCCTGCTCGCCTTTCATATTCCTGAACTTAGTAAAGATTGCGTTAAACTCGCCTTGTCTTTCTGAGACGTATACGTTATTGAAAA